CCATTGTAAGATTTCTTGTAAGCTGATGAACCATTGTACTGACCATTTCAAGATGACCAAGCTCATTAGCTCATTATTGTTGGATATGAATACATTGTTTATACAGTAAGACTTATTACCTTATTATAATGTAATTATATAAAACTTTCAAACAAACGTTTTGTGCATTATGCGAATAGAATTAATTATATAAATAGTTTACACTTCTAACATATTAACGATTGGAGCGTGATTCATATGAAAAAAATAATATGTTTAATGTTATCTGTAACTATAATTGTGTTCTGTATTGGCTGTGGAAACAACAAGCCATCAGATATATCTAAGAATATGTACGATATTGGCACAAACACGGTTAAGGTCACAGAAAGCTATCTTTCAACAGACATTACAGCTAAAGAAGCAAGCGAGAAACTTAAAGCCTTGGAAAAACAGGCTGAAGAATCTTGCGACGCAAATTATTCAAAAGATGATTCAATAAAAACCGATGTCTCCTGCATTAGTACCTTTGTTAATAACAACTATCTAAGAGAACAATCGTCTGATTCATCAATAAGTTATTCTTCAATAAAAGAGACACTTACAAGTCTTAAAAATCATCTTAATATTAAATAAGCAAAGAGGGGGAAGGCACAACACCTTCCCCTTTTTACTATATACCTGATAGCTTACACCCTTTCAATATTGCAGATATTAATTGCACATGTTACATCATAGTCGCCAATAGAACCATCATCATTCCAATCTTTAACTATACCAATAACAACTCTGTCTCCCTTAACTTCGATAACATCATATTCATCATAATACATCACGAATGAACCGCCATCATATGTTGCATTCACAAGTACTCTTACCTTATCACCGACATTTATAGATGTATCAGATTCTGAAGGCTGATTGCCATTGTCTGCTGAATTAATGCATCCGTCATTAATCCAGCCTGTTCCATCATTAATAAGGTATGGATTGGCAGCCCCAGGAATAACCCTTGTGATTGTTCCACTTGTAAATCCTTCTGAAGGTGTAAGACCTTCTTCTGATGTTGAAGATGCATATATTTTATCATACTCTACAAAATCCCCCTCATGATACTGTGTATCAGTGTCAGGCTGTTCAGGCTGTGGTGTTGGCTCTGGCTCTATTGATGGAAGTTCTCCATAGTAATAATTCATATCTGTTCTTTCGGATGAACCTTCAACAACCCCATCTGATGTATACTGCCATAACAAGCAGTCCATTGAAGGTTCATCAATGCCCCAATGTGCAAGCCATCTGTTGAAGCCTTCAAAGGCTGTAAGCCTGCTATCATCAAGAATGTTGTTGAAGTAATTCCAATTAGCATATACACCTGTCTTATATCCCTCATCTTTAACAATCTGCATGAATTCAATGCAAAAGTCTGTAAGAAGTACTCCATTCTGTTCTGGAATTAAACCGTGCTTTGCCTTGTATCCATCTGCATCTTCCATATCGAACCACACACCAAGAACAGGATTGAAGCCCTTAATCATTCTTAATGCATGTGCAGCTTCACTTCTTGCCTGATCCATGTTAAGGCAATAAGAATAAAGATACACACCATAAGGGATGCCAAGTCTTTCACATTCCTGCATGTTTCTAATGGCCTGTACATCATCCTGGCTTACTTCATCTGAACCATAGCCAACTCTAATTATTGCATAATCTATTCCTGCTGCCTTAATCTTATCCCAATCTAATACTCCATTATTGCTTGATATATCTATTCCTTTATTCATAATAATATCCTTCTTTCTTTATGTTTTAATTCAAAAAGGAAGGCTGTTACACCTTCCTTAAAAATAATAAGTATCAATTTTGTGTTACTTAAGTATTAGTTATCTTTAATCTGCTTATAAATCTGATTTACACCAGTACTAGCAAGACCTGACATAATGCCAATGCTGATGGCAGTAATAATATCTGTTGCAGGGAAATCAGGCATGATATACATTGCAGGAATTGCAATTATTCCACCAATAACACCCACAGTAACGGGAATAAGCTTATCAGGAGTCTTGCTCCAAGCTTTACAGCCTATTCCTACTAAATAGCAGATAACAACAATTGGTAATACTGTTACATAGTTTGATAAATCCATAGCTTAACACACTTACCCTTTCTTCTCTAAATCTTCAATCCTATGGTTTGCGACCTTAATTTTTTCCTCTTGAAGCGCGGTCAATTCTTCAAGCTTAAATGTTCTTTCAATAACATTGTTATGCTTATCAACCCGTTTTGTTAATTCAGACAGCTTATAATCAATCAATGCTATTGTTTTGTTGTGCATTACATAGTTATTCACCAAGCAAACAACTAATGTAACAAGTGCTGTTATAATAGCTTCATTCATGCCCTTCCCTTTCTTTAAATTTTGATTGATATTAAAAAAGCACCTCATTTTGAGATGCTTTAATCAATTATTTTTTTGAATGATAAGTTACCATTGGTTCGTGGAATAAAAGCAAACTTACCAAGCTGTAAGCTGTTTGTGTATTCACCATCTGTTACATATAGTTTTCTATCACTAAAATACGCAACTTCTGTATTATTTTGTAAAAATGATATTCTATCATTTTGTACCTTTAACACTAATTCGCTCCCTGCTACACCAAGCACTATATTACCATCAACAAACCTGATATACTTACTAATCTCTTGAAATCTTGTATCAGCATTGTTAGATACATCATCTAAATTTTTATTCAGATTATTGAACTGCATTTCAAAACCTTGTGCTGTATGCTCCAATGAAGAACTTACCAAACCAAGAAGCTTATCCGCGGCTTCTTTAGTATAATAAGATTCCGACATGGTTTGTTTAAGGCTTCTTTCTGATACGTTTATATCCGCTGTAAACCGCTGTTCAAGAAGTGCTATAGTATCTGTCATATCATTTACTATCACCCAGGCATCACCATTCCATCTTTTTAATATAGGCGGATTAGCTGATGTATCAAGCCACATATAATCTTTATCCGTTGGTTCAGTATCACTCTGAATAGCGGCATCTCTGCCTTTTTTGATATTCTTTATTTCGTGACTTACTGTCTGAACATACTGATTAAGCTGTTCAACCTGTGATAGTTGCTTTTCTGTTAATGTTTTATATGTAGTTCCAAGAACAAGTTTAGTATTTTCAGGCTTAAGTAACTCTCTTGAAAGCTTGCTTACAATAAAGTTTTGATTCTGAATGGAATGTGGTATTGTGTTCACCTTAACATATCTACCAATTCTGAAACTATTCACATTTGCCACTTCTCCATTTATAGTTGCACCATTCAAATCTGCAGCACTCACTTCTATAGAGGCCGTAAATTGTGCTATATTGTCAATATATGCCTGCCCTTTGGTCTTAAGATTATATGCTTCAGTTACATCATCCCAAGTGTTGGTTGTAAAGATATAACCATACTTATCCACGGCTTCTGCGTTATACACAAAATCAACATTGTTATTAACATCCTTGATTGTTAATCTCTCACCTGTTTCGTTGCCTTCTTCATCTTTAAGTTTTGCTCCGAGAGGAATAAGTGCTGTTGCGAATCCGTCAACCTTAATATTCTTCTGCAAGTCAAGAAGATTCCTGCCGAATTCTATCATCTGATTGCTCAATACATCAAAATCTGCAAGGTAATCAATATAAACTCCGTCTGATTCATGCCGCACCCATAAATGACCGCCAAGATGGTCAATGAGCTTCGCATTTAACTCATCCCATGTACTCACATAATCACTGTTTGACCTTACTATATAATTGTTCGGGTCCATTACTGTGATATTTCCAATCTTGAACTGCCTTGTTTCATCAACCTGTGAATTATGATTGTTTATATATTGTATGAACAGCTCCGCTGGTGTTCCGCTCTGCCCTTTTTCTTTATCAGGAAATGTATAAGGTCTTTGAATAGAATCCAATAAAAAAGCAAGTTCCCCTTCACAAGAAACCTGCTTTTCATTATAGAAACCTGTTTTTTCATCATAAACCCTGCCCCTGAACAATGGTTCTTTTATTCCATCTTCATACACAGTTATGATAGATTTCATTTTTTCTATGAAATTGTAATACGGATGGTCAGGATAGATGGTAAATGTGAAGGAACCCACCTTGTTATCCTCCTGACTCACCTTTGGATTGATAAGTTTAAGCTGTTCCAATGATGTATCTAATATCCGCTTATCATCACTAAATGCAGTTATTCTCATCACAAGCCCCCTTCCTGATATGTGAAGGTTATATTGCCTGTTCCTGTTACCGTTACAGTATTATTGCCTTCTACAAGCTCCAATGTAGGGATTGTAAAAGTTCCTGCGTTAACAATTGTTGATGTGCCGCCAAATGTTATTGTCATTGAATCTGTTGTTGTAATGGAAGGAACTACCCTTTTCCTTGAATTAACAAGAGTAATAGATGCTGAACCATTAACCGCCTGTGTTACAACTGTCGGCAGTTCCTTGTACTTCCACGGTTCACATGTACATTCAATACTTATCTGGCCAATGTTTTTATTTTTAGATAAAGCTGATACATCCAGCCTTCCTACATAATAATATTCTGGATCATCATCAAGCACAATCTTCATTCTTTTTCCATGAAGCGTATTCAGTATACTTGAATACAGTTTCAAAAAATCAGATTGATTCACTATTGTATTGAAACTAAATAACAAGGTCCTACTTTTGTATTTAGGTTCACCAAAATACTCCGTATAATCAATCATTCCATGTGCGCCATCAACATCAACATAATTGGTTTTAACCTCTGCACTTCCAATCTCTTTTTCTGTCAATATTAAATTAAAATCATCATAAGAATGATAACTGCCAAATGTTACACCATTCATAATTATTGCCCTCTCTTGCTTGCTACGCTAATATCTCCAAGTGCTGCATCCATTGCAGGCGCTAATTCTCCAACAAGAACATCACCGTTTAGATATATCTTGTCACTTCCTCTGCTTGTTATGGCATCTATAAGCTGATTAAGCTTATCTATAATGGCAGCCGTGCTGAAAGAAGCGTTGATTGTAGATGCAGGATTATGTATATAATTGTTCGTATTAACCGAACCGCTTCCTGATAACACCATATTATCAATCAAATTTTCGATTGGTTTGGTAGCATCTTCTTCATTATCTTCAATACCCTTAGCGATTCCTGAAGGAATAAATGCGCCCACCTTTTTAGCAAAAACTCGTGAAGGTGAATGAATATCAGCTTCATCCTTTGCTTCTTCCACACCTTTTTTCATTATCTGACGCAATTTAGAAAATAAAGATGATGATTTTTTATCAACACCCATGCTGATTCCATCAACCATATTTTCACCAATTGATGATGTATCAGCTTCATCCTGTGCTGATTTGACAGCTAGCCTTGATAAATTAGTCATTGTTTTCATTAATGACTCTCGTTTGCTTTCGACACCTTCCTCGTATCCTGTAATAGCACCTGAACCAACCTTTTCATACTCTTCCTTTGCATTTTCAGCATACTGCTTAGCTTCTTCCAACCTAGATTCTATTGACTTTTTCTGTTCTTCAGTTGCAGAATCATAATAACTTTTTAAAAATTCATAATAACTTTGTGTATCATTTTTCTGCTGCTCAAGCGTTTCTCTCTGTTGTTCAGCGCTTTCACCTGCAACATCTGCAGCCGTCTTATATGACTTTCCTAACTGATCCATATAATCAATTGCTTCTTCAACATTACCCTGTAAAATCAATGCAGATGCATTCTCATATGCATTGATATCATCATAATATTCAAAGACCTTGTTTTTGGTATCATCATATGCCTTTTGCTTTTCCTGTAACTTTTCAACCTCTGCATCATAGGCTGCTTTTGCTGTTTGCATTTTTTGATCCAATGCCTGCATTTCAGCATATGTTGTATCGATACTGGTTTCTGATGCAGCCTTTTTAGCTTCTTCATATTCAAGTTCTTTCTGACTCACAGTATTTTGCTGTTCTATAAGTTCATTTTTTTGCTTATATGCATTCTGTTCCTGTTCAGATAAATTCAATAATGCATTTTTATACTTTTCTTCCTTTGCTGACAAAAGAATTTCTGCTTTTTTGGATTCTATAGTATTATACACCGCTTCAGTTAAATCATTATAATTATCAATCTGATTTTCCGTCATAGTATACTCGGTGCCAAGTGCATCATTAAGCTGTCCAAGAATAAATTCTGCCCTTGCCTTATCAGCATCACTTACATTACCCTCTTCATCACATAATGTCTGTAATTCTTTCCAAAGTCTTTCAGTATTCGCTACTTCAATCAAACTAGATTCAGCCTTTTTGTCTATGGCATCTTGTTGATCTCTTAATGCCTGATTATTCTCTAAAATCGCATCTGTTTCTTCTTTTGTTTTCTTTACACTTTCAGCTGTTGTATCTGTAGCTGTTTTTGATGCAACAGCAGCAGCACCAATTGCAACTGCTAATGCCCCAAGTGCAGTAACAACCATTCCAATAGGATTGGCTGTCATAATCGCATTAAATGCTCCCATTGCTGTAGCTGATTTTTTAAGTGCTTCTGTCACTGTTCCTACTATTGCCATTGTTTTCAATGCTGCAACTGTTATGCCAATAGATATTGCAAGCTTATCAAAGTTTTCAACACAAAAATTCAGCACCTTAACAGCTCCTGGAAGGGCTTTATCTATCAACCAGTCAAGAACAGGTTCAATCTTATTCAACCCCTTCTCAATTGTTGGCTGTAGCTTATCCACCTGCTTCTGTATCTTAGGAAGACTTTTTTGCGTTTTATCAAGCAGTTTATTTACTGTAGGCATAAGTTTCTGACCTAATTCAGTAAACATATTTTTGACCTGATTTTGAATCTTTTTAAATGAAGCTGCAGATGTTGATGCCATCTTTTTATACGCTTCCTCTGTAGCACCTGCGCTGTCCTTCATAGCATTAATATTTCTAGTAACACCATCAATGTTATTAGCCAATACCTGAGCAGCCATACCACCTTCAGAAGAGCTAAACATACCAATAATACTGTCGCCTGTCTGCTCACTGTATTGCCCTAAGATGCCGATTATATCAAGAACAGTATAGCCTTCTTCTCTAAGTTCTTGAAAACTTTTTTTCTCGCCTAATACACTTTCTGTAGCATTTTCAAGCTGACTATATAATGTATCACTTCCTGTTCCCAACTCCTTAATCATACTGTTAAGGTACGTTGTTGTTTCTGCTGTAGCAATACCATTGGCTGTCATTGTCGCATAGTATCCGCACAATTCATCTAAGGATACACCAAATGTATTGGCGGCAGGAATAACTCTACCCATAGCCGCTGCCAACTCTCCAACAGTGGTTTTACCTTTATTCTGTGTCATTATCAGCTTATCTGATATGCTCTCTGCATCTGCAGCACTCATACCGTAAGCATTAATTGCTGTTGTCATAATATCAACCGCTGTTGCTGTATCCGTGAAACCACCCTTTGCAAGTTTCATGGCCTGTGTAGCAAAATCAATAGCATCCGCCTGATCTACACTGGCAGAGATAGCCTGATAAATAGATTCACAAAGTTCATCTGTAGAAACATTCATTTCAGATGAAACCTGCATTATTCTCTTTTTATATGCTTCAACATCAAGTGCATTAGTATCCAGAAGTGTACTAACCTTCGCAAAGCTTGTCTCAAAGGCTGCTGCCGACTTAATAGCAAGTGTTCCAATTGCTGTAGCTGCAGAAGCAACTGTTGTAGCAATTTTAATTCCAAACTGTGCAACTTCATCTGCCGCCTTATTAAACTGAGTAGCAAGCTTCTCACCGTTCTGCTTCGTTTTATCTATATCTTTATTTGTTTCTTCAACACCTGTTAATGCTATAGTTCCAAGCAGCTTAAATACTTCCAAATATAAAGCCTCCTCTCTTTTTTTGCATAAAAAAAGCACCCTCATAGGTGCTTTAACATGTGTTTTTAGTTAGAGTTTAAAATTTTTCAGTATGCTTTTCGCATTGTTATAAGCTGTTTTAACTTCTGCATCTGACATAGACAGATTACTTATGCCATTATATTGCTGTGGTCTTTGCTCCACCTGTGAGCCACTGACAAGCTCATTTTTCCATGCTGCAAAGGTTAAACTTGAATTGCTGGAAAGATAAGCTAACCATAATTTATTATCTTCTTCCTTTTCAGCTTCTTCATTTTTTCGCTTAACAACATGCTTTACAAAATCATATAATCTGCCTGTCTTAAGCATCCTGTTAATCAACTCATTAGGGCTTGCATACTTCTCATACAGCAAGCCCATAAACTCAACATAGCCTATCCGAGTAATGAAGAAGCAACCCTGAAAGAATCAATGAATCCATCCTGCTTAAATACGTCAATAATCATCTGTACATACACAGGCAGCTTAAGATGTGCAACTTCCTCAACTGTCATACCCGATACAGATGCTAAAAGCGAATAGATATCCTTCTTAGCAACCCTGTAATTCTTTACGACAATTGCAGCAATCTTTACCATAACATCTATGCCAACATCTTTGATTAAATCATTATTGACCTCTTTTCCTTCAACAAGCCTGTTAATCTCTTTCTTACCAAAGCAATCTGCAATCTTGTCAATACCAATCTTATCAATAATACCTGCAAGATAATCAAGATCATCTGCTTCAATAGATCTTAATGTATATGGCTTTTCTACAATAGCAGCCGTTGATTCAGTTTCCATTGGTTCTAATGTTATTACTTCACTCATGCTTTATCTCCTCTCTTACGCAGTTGTTTTATTAGGATAGAAAATGTAAATCGGTAACTTATCAAATATGCCGCCCTTGAAATCTGCCGTAGACTTAAATGTTGTTGCACACACAGATGTTTCTTTGTTCTTGTTATCAAGTTCAAGCCCTGAAGAACAGATTGCATTCTCTAAGATTGCAATAATTTCTGTACCATCTGTCTTTGTGCCAACAAAAGCAATATTATCAAGGTAATCTGATAACTCAATCAACGACTTTGTTTCAATCTGCGTATAACCCTTAATTAAGCTGTCTACTTCCTTTCCCACAATTGCACGCTTAATAGACTCAACTGTATGCTGTGCAAGGTTTACTTCAAGTGTTCCTGCCTCACCTGTTTTCTGACTAAGGCCCTTAATCTCAACAGTTGCACCATCAACCTCAATTGGTGTGATTTCAGGAACAATTGAAAGCTTATTACCGCCATTTGTAGCCCCCAGAACATGATCTTCATCATCTGTCCATGCTCCCGTTACATAATCTCCAACAGCAGGCTTTGAATAGCTTTCATCAAGTCCAATAAATGATACCCCTGGTGTTAATTTACTGATCGAAATTGTTGTATCTGATTCCTGTGTTCCATCTGCAACAACCTTAAGTGTACCTTCTGGCTGTGTTGATGAGCCGCCTGTAACCTCAACCTTTTTATAAACATACTTGAAGTTCTTAAATACTACACCTGCGCCAAGTAAGAAATCATTAGGTGTATTGCTGTTAATACCTGATTTTCTCATAGTTTTGCTCCCTTCCATTCTTTAACTTTTAAATTAACTGTCATGCTTTTAAGATCCATATTCTCATTCCTAACAGGAAGAGCATTTGCATAAAAAATAGCCACCACTGAACCGCTGTCAGTAGTGACCAATTTCCCTGATGTCTCATCAAACAATTTCTTTATTTTTTCTTTGTCCTGCTCTAATTCCAAAGCAGGCCCCCTTGTAAAGCCTGACATAATGAATGTGCTTTCAGACATGCCATCTTCATTAAGCGGCTCTACCTCCTGATACTCACCAACCCAATAAGGATAAGCAAGGTCAGAAGTCCATTCATAATACTCATAATTAATACCTGCATCCGTAAGCAGCCTATCAATTATGCCTAATGCTTCAATTGTCATATCACACCTCATTCACCAAGCTTGGCTTTAAATATATCTTCTGCTCTTCTAATGATAGCAGATTTACTGTCATTAAAAGCTTTCTGCAATGTGTGCTGTGGTCTTTTACCATTAGTCTTATAGAAAGCCTTTCCATGTTTTCCATATACAATAACAACCTTACCGTTAAATGTAGGCTTCTTTTTTCCATTGTAGCCGTCCACTGGAATATACCAAGGATTCTTTCTTCCATCCTTATTAGCCGCCCATTCACCAGTTCCAAGTTCATTCCATATGGCATTTTCAAGACCACTTCCAATTGTTGCTTCACCTTTAGATTCATTTACATTGGCTTTCCATGAACCCTTGAGCTGTCCCGTATCAACAGATGTATTTCTAGCTGCTTCTGATGCAATTTCACCTGATGCTTCAAGTAAAAAAGCACCAACAGCATCTTCAATTGCTCTATTTACCTTCATTGTATTGTCAATGAATTCAACATCTGCCATATCACTGTCCTCCTGTGTAAGCAAGATATATTTCAAGCTGCTTATGTAAATTCATGGTGTCGTCAATAACCTTTACATCATATGTAGCGCCATCTATAAGAATCCTGCTGTTTTCAGCCTTTATTCTGCCGTCAAGCTCCTTATAATCTGCTACAAATATGTGCGTTGATTCCTGAATCTTAGCATTATAGCTTGTATATCGTGAATCACCTGCCTGAAGGTCAATGAATCCTGTAAGAGTGTCAACTGTCTCCCAAGTCTTGACTCTTGAACCTGTGGCATCTTTAGTTGTGCCTGTATTAATCTGAATTATAGCTGTTGTATTGCCGCCTATCCTATTCATACAAGCACCCCCTTAGAATCTTGCTTTCTTGTAAGCATTTAAAAATGAAACATACTTCTTCGGAACACCAAATGAACCATCAATATCAGTTTCCGAAGCATCCTGTGCATATGTGACAGAATGTCTGCTTAATGTTTCTGATTGTATATTCATTTTTGATGTGTCGCCGCTGTTTATGTCCTCATTCTTAAGCTTCCATCTGATAATATCCACAGCACCCATCTTAACATCCTTTGGATAGAATATCTTAGTAACAAGCACATGGGATTCATCCGTTAAAGCTCCATTTAGACCCATACAGCCGTTTTCTAAATCAATACCTGTAATTGTATATAAGCCACCATTAAAAGCGGATTCTGAAAGCTGTACAGTGTCACCAACCTTAAATAAGGTTGATGCATACTGTAAACCACTTGCAGATGATACATTACACCTGAATCGTCTGTTTCTATCCTGGAAGTTATTATTGGTATATTTTCTAATCAACAGTTCCAGTGCCTGAAGCTGCACATCAAGCACCAAATCTGTCTTATCGGTTGTAATAAACTGCCTTAGTTCTTCAATAGTCATTAACATAAGGGCATCCCCCCTTATTTCTTAAACTTAGCAAGAACAACTTTAGCCGCATTAGTAAGTGCAACGCCATAATACTTAGTAGCAGTAATATCATGCTTCTGCTTCTTAGGAAACCACTCATGATCAACCTGTGTATTCTTCTTTAAGAAGATTGTAATTGCTGCCAGCTCATCTTCTGTGTACTCTGTTTCTGTTGAATCAGGTTCCATCTTAAGGACAGGGCATACATAATACTGATTAGCTGCCGCAAGGTCCTTTACCTTGTTTCCAATCTCCAATTTAACAGTAGGATCTACCTTAGCCTGAAGTTCAGCCATATTATCAGCTGTTACTGCTGTTCCTGATGATGCATCAACCGCTGCTGTAACAAGTCTAACTTTCTTAGATTTCTTAATCCAAGCTCCAGCAATCTTACCAATTGCACCATTTACGGCAACACCAGCTGTAAACTTATCAGCCGATAAGAAATTAGGATCCTTCAGAAGTGTTGCTTCCTGTGCAGGATTAATAAACATTACCTTTTCAATACCATCTTCTTCATCAAGGAATGATGTATTAGCATCAACAATTCCTGCATATGAAATCTGTGCAGTACCATCACCTGAAGTCTTCTTTGATGTATAAGCTGCTGCAATTACATCATTATCAACTTTACCTACAATTGACTTTGCAAGCTGTGTTTCAGCCTGTCCGATTGGATTTCCTTTACCTGAATTGATAGCTGTCTGAAGAATTGACACCGCCTTTGCAGCACACTTAATAGTAAATGTTGTGCTTGATGCAGTAAGATTAGTAGTTGGAATTTCTTTGTCAGTATCAGCCGCTGCTTCAACATCAAAATCGTCTGCATCCCCAATATAATCCCATGATGGAACTGTTACTGTATCACCTGGTACACCTTCAAGGGTGTTATCAACCTTTGCATACGGTGTAATCTTGGCCTGTGCTGTAATCTTGGCTTCAATCATATCTCCCATTACCTGCGGATTAATAACATTATTTAACTTTGTTGTTGGCATAATAATCACCTTTTTAACCTTTCTTTTTTAAGAATTCATTGCTGCCGCATATGCTTCAGGATTTTCCTGTGCAATCCTTGCTCTTTCAGCATACGGCTTCTTTAATAATTGTTCTTTTGTGAGTGTTCCTGTATTTTCACCATTCGGAAGCTTATTAGGGGTTAAAACCTGATATCCGTCATTGTTATCAGAAACAGACTCAAACATTGTAGGGAATTGTGTCTTTAAGCCAGAAAGCTTATCACTCCATCCCTTGATATTTTCGTTTTCGTCAAGCTCTAAGGATTCACCTTTCTCCTTCAGCTTTTCATTCAGCTTATATGTAAGATAGTCAACATCCACAGCCTTTTCAGACATAAGGGCAACCTTGATTGCCGACTTAATCTTGGTCTCCTGTAATTCTGCCTGAAGCTGTGCATTCTGCTGCTCATACTGTGTGAACTTAGCCTGAATATCCTCATTGCCCTTAGATGCCTTTTTTAGTTCGCTAATGAGATTATTGGCATTGGTAAGTTCATTGTTCTTTCCTTCCAACTGTGCAGCTACATCATCATATTTAAGCTTGCTGATGTAATTGCCTGAATTAATGTTTTCAAGCTTCACCTGCTTATCCTTGTTTTCCTCATTGCCATTAAAAGCATCAATTTTCTCCATGAACTGATTAAAAAGTTCTTCTCCTAAAATAGCTTTTAAAAATTCCATATCCTTTTCCTTTCTTTGCCTGCGTTTTTATCTCTGGTTTCTTCCAGAAGCAAGATGCCTTTTTTCTGCCTTGCATCAGGGCATAATACAGATGCTTTTAACTGTCGTCACTGCATTTGGACATATAAAAAAGACAGGTTAAGACCTGCCTTAGTTATTGAATATTATCTTTTAAATTCTTAATATCTTTCCTTATTGCTCTAATTTCCTGCTGCTGTTTCTTGACCATCCCATGTAATTCCTGTATAGCCTTAGACAGATAAGGTATCAATCTTGTTTCATCAATCTGCAATAATTCCTCAAAGTCACATTTATTTGTCTGTTGCACACGATTAACACAACCTTCATCAATTTCCGCTACCTGTTGTGCAATATAACCGATTGGAACATGTCCTTCTCTTGGCGTTTTTGAATTATCCCAATCAAATTCCTTATGCTCCAATTTATCTACGAAATCAAGACCTGACTCTGCTGAATCTTTAACATTACATTTCAAACGCTCATCTGATTGCCACCATGATACACCATACGTCCATTCCTTTCCTACATTAGATGTACAATTACAATGCATATAACTCCAATCATCAGCTGGTCTGATTATGTAAATTCTATTATTGGATGTTGTATTTGACTTTACCAAAATCCTTCCATCAGGACTATATGTTGCATAATCTGCGTTATTAGCATGATTAACCGACTGACTTCCTATAGATTTTGAAGTAATTACTATTGCAATATTAGCCAATAAATCTACAAGTTTGTTGCTTGATGGCCTTCCTGAATCCGTGACAGCTATAACCTGATTAGGACTTGAATCTATGTTGCCCCCATGTTTAACATCTGTACAATATACCTGAAAACCTTGCCAATAACTAATACGTGGAAACCAAAAACATAAATGTCCATTATATAAAAGACCATAAAATTCAGAAGGCTTCATATTGCTTCCGCTTACACATAAAAATCCATGATTAATTATAGTTCCCCCATATATATACCCCTGAATCATCCAATGCGTTGGTATTCCACTTCCATAACTATTACCTTTAATTTCCAAAAAGAACGGTGAACCTGATGTCACAGTATAATCAATGGATGTTTCAATTAAAGTTCCATAATTGAAATCTCTAAGTGTTCTAAACCATGTTTGTTTTCTTTCAGAATCAAGGTCTGCTCCGCTTGTTGTTTTCACATTGGAACCTATAACCCCATTACTAAAATCAGCAGGTAATGCACATTCAAAAGAATTGCTTTCGGACACCTTACCGAAAGCAATTCCATGACCTGATTTATTAAAGTCCATTAATGTGTATGCCGTTGCTATATCTGCTTGATTTGTTGTTGTTGCAAAATTATCTTTTGCTATAAGAAGAACATGATATGCTTCGTTAATATCAGCAGCTATAATGGCATAACCTTCCCAAGTGTACGCATCTGTATATGTAGTGTGTGTTGAATAGCTTGAATCACTCTGCTTTTTATATTGTAGTGTGAATGTTTTTCCATTCTTGTTGTTTAAAGCAGGAATCAAAGCTTTATACACAACTTTCATATATGCACCATCTTCACTTGCTGTGCCATTTGAAGTACATCTAAAAGCTAATAATTCTGTTATTATTGGTGAAGTGTATGCAAGAACATTGATTGTTGTTGTCTTTGTTGTTGTTCTTCCTCTGCTATCAGTAGCAGTAACACTAATTGTATTTGTTCCTGCTGTTATAAGTACATCAGTAATACAGCCATTAGAACTATATTCATGCCCATTGACCGTTATCTTGATAGTGCTTATTGTACTTGAATAGCTGCCTGATACTGCAGCTGTTACTTTGACTTTAGATTTATTCTGTACATAACCACCATATTTTGTTGCATACCCTTCTGGATCACCACATGAAATAGATGATATTGTCGGAACAATATCTGAAGGAACTAATATGTTAAGTGTTCCAATATATGTTGTTCCAAGAAGCGTACCGCCACTGTATGTATCAAGTGTAAAATAGACAGTATCACTTGGTGCATTAGGAATCTGATTCATCCATTCGCTAGGAATCGTAAATGTACAAGATTCTCCTGCAATGCCTGTTACTAATGGAGAATAAGCTGAACCATCAAAGGAATAATTTAAAATGTGTGTGAAACTGTCAGACCTTCTGCTTAAATTAAGTTTTACACTACTTCCATAATTAACCTGTGAAGTTTCAAATGAACCTGTAGAAGCATTTCCAATAATGTTTAGTTGCCAACTTTCTTCACCTGATATAATGCCCCATCTGCAATTATAACTAAAACTTAATGTAAATGTCTTTTCACCCTCACGATTATGTGTCAAGGTAGTGCTTATGCTTCCTAATTCCCATGTCCCTGAGCTGACATAAGAAGGATATAATTTATGCATTTCAAACCTCTGTCCATCTATATAAATAATAGGTGCTTCCAAGGGTTCTTCATATGAACTATCCATATCATTATTAAAATACAGTGTAGCTGTTATTGTGCTCCCATTATTAATTGTATCCTGTACAGCATTCCATTCAACCCAGGCACTACAATGTCCATCATATGAATATCCTCTAATTCTTCCACTTAAAGCCATCAATCTCACTTCCCTTCATTAATACATTTATAATCTTATCCATAGAGCATTATATTAATTTTTATTGGCAGATGTTTCCGTTTAATCAGTATTGGTATTATATTTATCAAGCAAGCTTAATAATGTCGTTATCTGTGTTGATAACCTTATTAATTCATCAACATTCAAGCCCTCTGTTTCCTGTCTTGCCTGTAAAATATCAATCTGTTTCAAGATAATTTCTTTTTCTGTCATTTGTACTCACCTTCTTTCTTATCATTAAAAAAGACCATGCTAAAAACATGGTCTTAATACTCTAATATTTAATTGCACTAAAAAGCACAATGATGAAAATACTCATTATTTGCCTTTTAAAAAATCATATACATATCCCAATGTATCATGTGCTATCATAAATTCAACCAAATCATAGTTTTCATCATCCAGCAAACGCATATAATCATCAAATTCCGCTTCATTTTTTAATTCATCTGCTATCTTCCTTGATATTTCCTTTTCGACTTCATCATAAGAAAATGGCCACTCATTCGTTATTTTTTCTAATATCTTATTAGCTTCATCATATTTCTCTGATGCAGCTAATAAAACATATTTCCCATAATCGGTATTCATCCATAAATCATCTATTTTCTTTTTTCGTTCTTTATCCATAATACCTCCTACTCTTCAATAATACATTCAAGAATAATTTTTCTATTTGATGTTCTATTATTTTCAATTCTTGAACCAACTATTTTTAACTTTGTATTTCTGCCAAATATAATTTCACTTTCTTTATTATTGGTAGTTATATAACAATTTGTTCCTTTAGGTGCTTTGATATCTAACCTTATACCTTTTTCTTTCATTACATTTTCAGTTGTAACACCACTTGTACTTAAAAATCCCTTTTCAATATACATGTGTCCATTTTTTATATTATTGGGTATATCAGCAATTGAATTCCAATATTGTTCCTTATCCATATTTAAACCGCATGAAGGAACTTTAACACCTGTAATTGCTTCAAGTGCATCATCTTTAACAAATCTTGTTACTATTATATCATCATTTAAGGTATGTGTATTAATTATTCCTTGCAAAGTATCCGCAATTTCCTGATAATTATCAGGAAGTATCTCACCATTTCTTAACATTGCATTCATTTTTCTTGCATTACTTGAATTAATATATCCACTTAAATGACTTCTTCCATAAACAACGCTTCTTTCTTCTTTGCTTATGCTATGCTTCATTTCTTTGAATTCTTCCACTGTTAATTCTTTGAAATGCCTTGTATCAACATTCTCTTCTGATATTCCCAAATACTTAGCCTTATATTCCTCAAAATCCTTTGATTTATCCAAGCCAAAGTACTCAGCCCTTTCCTTCATGGTATCAAGTTCTTTATCATTTAAAGCCCATCTTGCCCTCTGTAGCAAAGCACAACGGCAATTACATACATTGGCAGCAGAACCACCAATACCAGGCGCTTTCATCTTTTCACCGCCAACAATGAAATATTCGTCAAGCTCCTTGATTTGCCCGTCTGCCTGTGCATGTGCAGGTCTTGTGTTACCATCTAAGGCTGCACACCACTGCTTCAACACATCAGCTCCCTTTTTCTTGGCAGCTTCCTGTGCATCCATTGCTGACTGATTCTGTATTCTATGCCCTTCTGTCCTTGCAATCCTGATAGAGTTATTCTTTGCCTTATTGAATCCAAACATGTCAATAGTGCTGTTCATTCCCAAGCTTATCTTCTCGCCTATCTCATTCCAAGATGAGCCGTTTAATACACCTCTTGACACTTCTGCCCTTATACTTGTCTTAAGCTTCTTTACATCTTCGCCTAATCTGTCATAAAGGCTCTTAGAAAGCTTACTGTCTATCTGCAATGCCTTTAAAACCGCCTTCTGGTCTATTGGAACAATTAAAGGAATTCCTTGTCCTGCAATATCATATATAGCGCCAACATAGCCGTTCTGATAACACCTTGTAAGGTAATCGGAAATAGTTGCATATTCTCCTGATTGAAGCTGCACAAGTGCTGTTTCAAGTTGCGCCTTAATTGCGTTCTGATACTGCTGCTGGTATATAATAGCCTGTATATTCTCCATATCCGTTCTAGTGGATAATTGAGATATATTTACACTGCAATCCTTTATTGCCTGCTTAAACACCTGCTGAAGCTCTTTAAGTACCTGCTTCTCATTATTAAGTTGTGCTTGTAAGATTTCCTTTTGCCTGCCGTTCATCTACTACAACCCCACTTAATACTTTCTGTGCCGTAATTGTTTCCTGTTCCTCATTCTTAGGAAGTTTATCCTTTATATCTTCATAAGATATATCCAACTGTTCTACAATTAGTTTTAGTACTGTTTCATCATCCAATATCTGTGCAAGAGTCATTATCACATTGATTTCTGTCTGCCTTGTCTGTGCTTCTGTTAATGCTATCTGTGCATTTTCCTGCTTGTTAGACATTATTTCTGGCTTAAAATTAAAATAAATATCACTCATTTGATAATCTGAACCATAAATGTTATTAATTTCTGCCAAAACAGGCTTTATAAGCTTTCTTAAAAACTGCTTAAGCCTTACTATGAGCTTATTTGCTTTTAAATCCAACAGAGAATATGCAGCTTTAATTGCAATATTAGTTGTTGCATTTGTGTCCTTAAGACCTGCCATATTAAGACCGAATCCAAATCTGTATATACTTTTCTCATCAAGCTCAAGCTTTATCTTTCTTGCTTCATACGGAATATCTACAGTCTTTATCTCAACCCCTGCACCTGTATCTGTGCTTTCCATTCCTATCATTTTCTTGGTTTTAATGTTCTGCTGCAATTCATCAAGATTATCACCCTCAAATCCCTTAACAACATGGATTGGTGTATCAAAGTCAACCAGGTTGTTTGACAATGAACAGCTATGTAAATCATAATCATCTATCAGGTCCTTAATTGTCTTAAGGCAGCTGAACTGTTTCTTGTTATTATCAAGCCTGAAAAAAGGAATGAATCCAAAACCGTCATAATAGGTCTTATCATCATTCCCTTTCTTGTATAATGTATGTGGTTTAGGATTGATTGGCTCTGATTTATCTATATCAATCTTTCCTTCTCCATCCTGAACATAGAAATATGTATTTTCTTTATCCCATACCTGAATTCTTTTTATCTTCTTATATGATTTTTCGATACGATCAACATACCAGTAAATCACATAAGCACATCCATCATCTGTATCTTTTTCTCTTACCTCAACGACACTAATGCTATCCGCACACATAAACGACAACCTGTCTTCTGCGTTCTTGTATGCATACATGTAATCAAAGCCCTTCGTCTGACACCCTGTCAGCACTTCTGATAATTCTGCTGTAAAATCTTCGTTCTCGTTGAAGTAGGAATCTAATTCTTTCTGCAGCTCTGGAATATCTGATTTAATAAACCCTTCATCACCTGATAGAATATACTGAGTACATTGGTCTACAAGCTCTGTAAAGAATGGATGGCTTATCTTGATATTGCTTCTTGTTGTATCTTCAACAAGCTCTCCGTCAGAATTGTAATAGAACAGCCTGTACTGCTTAATATCATGGTCTGCTTCATAGTAAGCCTGTCCTTTTCTTGCAAACATCTTTCTATCAGAAGCGGCATCATCCTGTATAAATTGTCGTATCTCATCAATTGTTAACATTTATATTCCCCTTTCATCAGCTTAGCTTAAACCAATATTCTTTTTCTCTTTCGCCATTTTTCAATACCATATCTTAGTGCAGCCATAGCATCATCCTGAAAAGCAACTGGCTCATCCAGATATTCACCTGTCTTTTCGTCTTTCTTCCATTTCCATTGCTGCAGCTCCTTTATGGTATTAACACAGGAAGGATGTACTCTTATTATTCGCTTAATAACCTTATCCTTACGAACAACACCCTTTAACCAGTCTATTTGTGCTTTAACAGAACCATTAGCGCCACCTTTATCAACACCCTTTGCTCTATATCCTGCGTTTTTCCACGTTTTAATTCTGTCAGGCTCTGCAGAATCACACCACATATCCTTGTTTGTCGGAATGCCTGCTTCCTGTGCTAATGGTATAATCTCGGCTGTTTCTTTTTCAAATACATACACTTCTTTCAGAATGTATATGTTATCATCTTTGATGCCAAGAAGAAGAATTGCATTTGCATGATTGAAACCAAAATCCTGTCCGATTGCAATATCATCATAATCATTCAGATTCTGTGATATATCCTCAACTTCCCAATTGTGAAGAATAAGACCGCCAATCTCTCCCCAATTTCCCAATCCGTAAATCTGATATCCTTCTGGATCTACAAGTTTTCTTCTTTCCATACGCTGCCTGTAGGCATTGTCAATAAACCTGTTTCCTAGATATGTACTGTGATGTGTCAATACATTACTATCGGGAATATCAAAAAAGACCTTCTTTATCCAGTGATTCTTATTCACAGGATTGAAGGTCATTCTTATCTGATAGAATTGCCCTGGTGGAAGTTCACCTCTCAATCTATCATCTATTATTTCAAAGTCAGCTTGTGTGATTTCCGTTGCTTCTTCAATCCACACATCTGTCAGCTTTCCTTTTTGAAATGTGATTGACTTTAGCTTTTCACGTTGCTTTTCATCATTTACACCTCTAAAAATTATCTGATTACCATTAGCAAGACATGTAAGCTGTAAAGGGCTTTGTTTAATGCTCCAATATCTGTTAGCCTTATCACCAAACATGCGGTAAATCGCACCTGTAAGCTCTGCATAAGTACTATCTCTATTGGTTATGTCCGACTTACGAATACATACAAGGTTGCGCCCCTTATCCTGCATCAGCCTTAATATATAATTCTGCGCTGTGTCAACGCTCTTCCCTGAACCTGCGCTGCCTTTCATAACTATGTATCGTTTATGGCTTCTATCAACTTCCTTGAAGCATGGATTCATCTGTACTGAAGTGTTCATAAGGCATCACCACGTTTTATAACCGTTATCTTAGGAACATACAGCCTGTAAAATGGTTTGCCACAATTTATAATCTCGCATTTCTTGTTATAAACAACAGCCTGTATCTTCCTGAATTTCACAAATCTATACAAATTAAAAAGCAGGAACAACCGCCCTGCTATTGGTCTGATATATTCAACTTCAATCGGTATTCTTTCAATCTTAAACTTACTTATCTTCATCCCCATCTCCATAATCAACTGTAATATTCAGTTCCATATCAACATCAGTTTCAATCTTATCTGTATAAAGACCATATCTCCTGCCAAGTAGTTCAGCAGCTTTCAGCCTTTCCTTCTCTGATGGTTCTTTAAGGACTGTCCTTGCTTCACTGCAGCCATCACCTATTCCCTCAACAACTATTTCCGTTGATTGACTTTTACCTCTCATAACAGAAGTAAGATACTTGAGAACTTCATCCTGACTTGCAATAAGCTCTGATTCTTTTTCAGCCATTAATTCTGCAAGATACTTCTGACCTTCAACATTCTTCAACAGCCTTTGTCCTTGGCTGTAAGCTGTCTTTTTTGAATAACCTGCACGAATCGCTGCTTGAGTTGCATTAGCATCAATCAGCCACTCTTTATAAAATTGTTTTTGTTTATGATTCAATGCCACTCAATCACCACCCTTCAAAAAGCCTGTCAGGTAAAGGAGGTTCAAACCCTGACAGGCAAGAAAAAAGACATGAACCCTGCTCATTAGATTCATGTCTTCAAATCGAATTATAAACTTTTACTGTTTCAGTGTAACACGCAAGTTTTTCATAATCAATTACAACTTTTTGCAATTTTTTACAACTTTTTATAAAGTTTTGCAATGTTTTGCATTTTTTTATTTTTTACTCCCAAACTATCTACATTCTGTTATTTAATAACCGCTGTACATTAGATAACGCCCTGCCATGAATGGTTGCAACCCATGAATAAGATCTATGCTTTAATTCAGCAACTTCATCAAGTGGCATAAGTTGCACATACAACATGTGCAGCACATCATATTCCTGAGCTGGTAATTGTTCAATGGTTCTTACAATCTCGTTATGCTTGTTAATCAAATCCTGCTTCTGTTGAATCAACTCTTTTTCAATGTCAACATAGTTTATCACGGCAGTAGCCATTGTGTCTGCTGCTCCTGATGTTTTAACCTTATCCCCAAGAACAGGCGCTGAAGTATTGTCTGCAAGCTCTTTCCATTTAACAATTTCAGCATCTTTGTTTTTTATCATCATATTGATTTTCTCAATCTGTGATAAATATTCTTTAGCTTTCACCTGCCTAAGCCACCTGCCTTTACTATTTCAATTGCCTTGTCCATAGCACAATATACACAAATATTTTTTTCGTGCCCATTTTTTATTTCTTCTAGTTTAGCTACAATATCATCTACATCATAGGCTGTTGGCTGTTCTGCAGTTTCTTTTATGACTTCTTGTATCATTGAACAACCGCCACCCCAGAAGCTATCAAAATCTGATTCGTGATACTTTGCATCTGCTTCATCATAAACTTTATTAAATTTTAACAACAATTTATCCGCATCAATTAATCGCATTATTTGTCCTCCTTCGCCCTATAATAATCTTTACAATTCCTGTTGCATTTTCTGCAAGGCATTTCCCATTCTTCTACATCTTCAAAGGCACAGCCTGCACATCCGTCTGCGTTTTCTTTTTTCATCTGCTTTTCAAGGGCCTGTATTGCAACATCCATTGCATCATGCAATACTGAAGAATGTATTTCACCGCCCATCTCTAAATCAAACCGTATTGCTTCTATTGCTTCACTATCTTTCATATAACCGTAACCTCACTTCCTAATTCCTAGCATTATTGGCAAGTAAACTGTTATAATAATCATCAGACTGCTTAGGTCTTTGGTGAAAATCATTAAACTTATTATTAGCTGTGTGCTTCTTGGCATCTTCCTCACACCATTTACTGATAGTTGCATAATTATATGTATTGGTGTACTGCTTTGCTCTCTCAATCTTGGAATCTACAAAAGGCTTGCCATACTTCCTGACTAAGGCACTATATTCAGTGTCCGTCATTGGAATAGATTCAGTGGATGGTTGTGGGGGCTGTTCTGTCTGGTTGCTGCTCTCTCTACACTCCCCTATACTAATCTCTTCTACACTAATCTCTTCTACACTAGTCGGTTTTTTGTCGGCAATCCGTCGGCAATCCGTCGGCAAATCGTCGGCAAATCGTCGGCAATCCGTCGGCAATGCATTTACATTGTTCAAATTAAGCGTGTATGCCTTGTTTTCCTTAACTGCAAGAAGGCTTCTTTCTTCCGTGTATTGTGTAGGTTTTAACTTGCTTGGCTGAATCTGATTGTGCATTTTCCAATGTTTAATAACAACCACACCTGATTCAAATGGAATAATAAAATTCTTAGCAACAAGAAGTTTCATATCATCATCAGAAGCTGATATTGACCGCTGAACACTCTTTGCATTATTTAAGAAACCTTCATCATCTGCATTCATTCCCAAATGGAAATATAAAGCCTGTGAAGAAAGTGGCATTTCCTTAAATGAATCACTATTAATAATTTTCATTGTAAACATCCGTTTTTCTGCCATAACTGTTCACCTACTGTTCTACTTCTTCAAATTCTTCAAGTTCTACTTTCTTAACACCAACAACATCACATACACAATTAAGCTTTTCTTCAATATCTTCACAAGCCCACTGCACAAAAGGCTCAATACCTGTATCCTCTCTTAATGTTCTTGTATCTTCAATGCTGCCTTCGACTTCTACAACCATTCTGATCTTATAATTAATCTTAACAGGCTTCTTATTATCATTCTTCATCATCAATCACCTTCTTTTCTCCATAAGGTGCAGGCTTTTCATCCCTGTACATCCAAGCAATAACCTTTCTTTCAACCCTGGATGTGCCAAGATTCCATTTACCCTTATCATTAATATAACTTTCAGTTACATTCCTTGAACCACTTGCCGTAAATTCATATGTCACCCAGCAATCCCTATATGGAACAGGAAGCTCATCTTCAACCTTTATCCAATCTCTCATGATTCCTGCACCTTCTTTCTGAATAACTCACCCTTACACCAAAAATAGTGGCCTGTAGGCATATAACCTTCAATTACTGCCTTTTGATTACATATGTATTTGCCATTATCATCACCGCTGCAATTGTTGCACTGTTCGCAACAGGTATGACCTGATAAATGCTTATTCCTTCTTCTGCTCATGCTTACCCTTTCTATCCTTCCAATCCTTCAAATACTGTTCCTGAATATCATCATCATCAAATGTATTTTGAATTACACATATGATTCCAATTGCACTCACAACAGTTATAGAACCAATTGCAATAATAAATCCCATCAATAGTAACTCCTTGCATAATGTCTAAATGTATCTTCATTATCTCTTCTGGCATCCTCTACCTTCTTATCACCTGCAAGATCAGGATACTGTTCAACAATCTTTCTTCTTGCTCTTCCTACTGTTTCTATTGATGGCAAATGATAAGCCTTCATGTTCAACAAGAAATTAGGTAGCGACATTGAATCAATGTTGATTCCTTTCTGTGCGCCAATATGCTTGATAACATGGTAATACAGTATATTGTCAGAATTCCTTGCCTGAGGATGCTCCTCAAGAATATTCTTTACAAGGTTATGTATTGTCTTTAATTCTTTTATTTCCATGCTCTATACCTCTCAATTCTTTCAGTTTTGCTTCTGCTTCGGCTTTTGTGAGGAATACCGAATTATTAAACCTGTTCTCAACAACCGATAACAATAAGAAAAACAAATCAACATTAGAAACCTCAACGATTCTTCCTTGCACAACATGATAAACTGTATCACCCACCTTGCAAGGTAATTTAACAAGTCTGCCTTGTTCCTCTAAGTCCTCATATTTTGCCAACTTTTCTAAAATCATTCTTGTTTTATCTGCTCTGCTAGTATTCAATCCAAAAAGTTCGTTGGATATGTCATAAATCTTTGTTCTATCTGGGCAACTCATTACTTTTGTTAATCTCTCCATCACTGCTCCTTTCTTTTCTTCTTCAGACATCTCATCAATAGTCATTCCTGCTTATGCCTCACTTATAATCACTTCTGTTCTAGGATTCTCTTTATCGTATTCAACCCTGCTCCCATCCATTGTTGCTATAATCTTGGAATTATCATCAATAACAACTCCATGATGTACAAGCACATCACATAAGGCTTCATGCAGATTACAAAGGTCAACCCTTCTTCTTGTTGGCATATAATATACAGCCTGAACATTTACAGGTTTGTCTATAGTTTCAATCTGCGGCATAAATGCTGCACAATCCTTTTCATACTGTTTGTACAACTTACTCGGTATAATCATTGGTCTACCACCTAACATGATAATCTGCTGACTATTCTTCTTTGTCCTCGGTGGAAGCGGTATTGTAAATTCTGCTATCTTCATATATTCAACCCTTCTAACTTCATATTCATTTCCTCTTTAAGCTCTTCAAGTATCTTAATAGCTTCACTAATTGGAGTTTCTCCTTCGGACAGCTTATTCGTTACCTTATGCTCATATATACCCTTAACAGCATTAACAAGACTTCCATAATAGCCAATAACGCTATAAATCGTGTTACCATCCTTATCTTTCTTGTGTGTATTTTTCTTGGCCGTATAACTCATTGCATCTATATCAACAATATAATCATCATCAATTCTTACCATATTTCTCCTTTCCGACAGGGAACAGTGACCAACTGCCCCTGTCTGCACATATATTTTTAAGAAGGCTGCTATTGTGATATATTTCCCCTTCAGAAGTGCTTTAAGAAATAACTGTAATATATGGATATTCCATAAGTTCTTTCTGTAAATATTCCTTGATTCTCTGTGTTGCTTCCATCTTCCAAGCACCGCCATCAGCTTCAAAGATAGCGCACACAACACCTTCGTATTTATCCTGCTTCATTCTAAATATGAAATCTGATGCAGGCTGTTCTACTTCCAAGAATGTTCTATAAGGTGTCAGTCTGACAGGATTAGGTACAAGTGCATCACTCTTAGATGCAATACCTGTCTTGACTGTAGCCTTCTGTGTTACTCCATCATCACCATATTCAGCTACAGTTCCAGCTTCAACAGTACCTGCAAACTTAAGTACTAATGACCTGTCACATTCATTCATGAACTTTGACTGTAAATTAATACAGAACTTCTCCTGATCCATGAAACTATTAAAAGTAAAATCTGGCACTCTTGCAGATACCTCAACGAGATATTCACGATTTCTATTATCATCAAGTTGGCTGAACAGCCTTACCTCTGTTGGACTTGCCACTTCAATAATCATCTTGCCTGCCATAATATCAATGTCGCCCTTAATGTAATCTACAAGGCTTGTAAGAGTATGCATTGTGATAGAATCTGCCCTTGGAATGTCTTTATGTAACAGATACAATGATTTATCCGAATATGTCTGAACCTTTCCCTCAACATTAATATCCTGAACCTTTGCTTCACTTAAACCAACTATGTACTGTAATGCTTCTTTAATCATAAAATTCACCATTTAACCTTTCTTACATAACACTTGCTTTTCTAAAATCAACAACAGAATTATCATTAAGGATTTCACCTGTTGACTGATCTACAATTAATTTCTTAGATTCTTCCCCCTGCTCCTGAGGGTCGACAAAATCATTGAATGACATCTGTCCTTTAATCTGCTTACCATATTCCTCTGCATACATTTCACCTGTCTTAAGGTCTTTGCCGATAGAAAATGCTGTTGCCATTGGTGCCTGTGGTGCAAGCTTCTCAACCACATTAACATCAACCTTCACATCATCCCTGTTTTCGTTCTGTACAAAATCTAGTGAAATGGTTATCTTTCTTTTCACCTTGAAAGATGTATTAACATCCTGTAAATTATCAATAACCCTTTCAAAAGATTTATTAAACTTCTCCTGTAATGCACCACCCAAAATGCCCTGTAATTCCACTTTGTTCATATGAATACTCCTTCCTTAAATTAATTATTTCCAAACAATGCCATCTGCGCATCTGCTGGCGGTTGTACTGTTCCAGAAGCTTCAGGTCCTGTCTGTTCCTGCTGTGGTGCTTCCTGCGGCTGCTCCATATCAATGATAGAATCATCATTTTCAACGTAATCCTTAGTTCCATCCTCATTAATAACCGCCATGTCACCATCAAAAGCCATCTGCATTTCAATAGACATGATTCCCCACTTGCTGATTAGCTGTCTTAACATGGTCTTGTAAGCCATACCATCAAAATTCTTTTCCCAAAATGTATATCCCTTCTTTGCCTTATATCCTGGTGAATACTTGATTGCATGGGCTTCCATCTGCTCTTTACTCCAATAAATAGCCTTTCTGAATCCATTGGTAAGCTCAAACATTGCATAATAACCTACTGTTGGAAGTGCTTCTCTCTCATTCCACTTATTAATCATTAAATTAACCTGAATATCCTCATTCATTGGGTCGAAGTATTCAAGCTCACCTTCTTTGATAGCAAGTACATTAAGCTTCTTATACTGTCCTGATCTGATAGCAAGCTGAATATATCCTTTATATCCAAGCTGAAACTGTGCAACCTTGCCCCTGTTTTTATCATTAAATGGCACCATGTAATAATGTCCTAACTGTGGGGATGGTGAAAGCTTTAATGACTCTCCCAAAAGAGCTGCTGATAAAATACTCTGATTAGTACACTCCTGAAGTGCTGGATTCGTATTTACAGCTGATACAATGGATGCAATAAACTTCTGACCATCCTTGCCGCCTATGATACTGTTAATCTGATTCTTTACAGCATCCTGTGTAAGATATGCTGTAAGACCTAATCTCTGATTCTGCTTCTTAACTAAGCTATTATTAACGCTCATTGTTTTTACCTCTCTTTATACATCTACGATTTTTGTTATTTTCTGCCCTTGTTATAAATCTGCAATTTTCAGGGCAGTAGTTTCCATTTACATTAATTCTGTCAATTGTTAAATCATCAGAATAACCATTAGCAATAGCCCAATCTCTGAAAGCTTCAAAGCTATTCTTCCATTCATCACATACTGTGATACCTCTGCCACCATATTCTGAATATCTTTTATCTTTAGGATAAAAGCACCTAACACGCATATTTCTCCATGTTATATACAATCTTGACTTTGAATCTCCATGTGTTTCTGCAATATGAACATTATGTGTTCTTTCCTTTGCATAACATCCACATGATTTCACAAGATTATTTCTTAATTGAAAGCTTTTTTGATAAGTTGTATTCCCACAATCACATTTGCAAAGCCAACCGCTAAATCGTTTTCCATCAATAAACTTTACATGTTCAATAACTGTCAGCCTTCCGAACTTCTGACCTGTTAAATCAATAAATGCAGGCATTATTCACCTAATCCTTCCATAATCGACTTTAAAATATCTTGAAGCGTATCTGAAGTCTGCTTCTTTAATTCTTCTATCTCTTTTTCATTCTGTTCATCTGACTTCTTGGAATTTTTCACAATCTTATCAATCAATTCTTCTGCAGCTTCCTTACCATACTTTTCCTCAGTCGACTTCCTAAATGCTCTTAAAATGCTTTCAATTTCACAGCAAATAACAGCTCCATTGCCATCAATCACAATTGTTTTTATATCTACATGAATCATTCTGCTCACCTATTCCTTTCTAAATTGATTTAAACTCTATATTTCTGCTGTTAAAGAAGCTCTTAAGTGCAAGGGCATCTTCTGTTGTAAGCAATGCCTGAAAAGCTATCCACTGCTTTTTAGATTCAGGTTCAACCTGTGCAGATGGAAAAGCTTTTGCATCAAGTTCTTTATTAATTACAGGTGGAATAAATTCTTCTTCAGTTACCATCTGTTCAGCCGCCTTCCTTGCTTCTTCCTCTGCCTTGCGTCTTGCCTGCTCTGCTTCCATTTCAGCCTTCTTCTTAGCCATATCTGACAGCCTGTGGGCTTCATTTAGGGCTTTTCCTATGTCAAGGGTAGAAATATATGTCTGCTGTGCTTCAAAGCTGTATTCAGGCAAATCAGCAAGTATAACCATTTCATTCTTAAACTTAGCAATAGCTTCATTAATCACATCCTGGATTGACTTCATGGAAGTTGAAGCATTAAGCCACTTGTTATCAAATATTTTTTCAAAAGAAAGACCTTCAGGAACATCACAGTTATCCCAATATTCCTTAATAGCTTCCATCTTTTCAGACTTCTGCTTTTCCTCATACTCCTTAACCTGCTTATCAATTACAGCAACAGGCTTGTCTATAATGCCGATAATCTCATTAATCTTCTGCTTAAAATCATTAAAGGGCTGCATGTATTCCTTTTCCCTTCTGATTCTTTCATCATTAAGTGCTTTCTTGAGCTTATTAAGATTAGCCTTATCAGCCTTTGCCTGCTTAATCTGGTCGTCCGTATACACTAATGTTTCATACATGGATACCTTCTCTGTAAGTTCCTGCTTAAGTTCCTCATAATTGAATGTAATCTGTTCAGGAACTGCCACCTCATTAACCTTTAATTCCATTTCATTTACCTCACTTTGTTTCTATTTCTCACCAATATCAACTCTTTCATAAGTCTTATGACCATGTGAAATAGAAGAATATATTGATGCTTCCGTTGTATTACAGATTTTCGCAAGTTCCCTTGCTGTATCCGCAATTGCTTCAATTAAACTGTACTTGTCATTTGTTACCTTGATATACACCTTCATTGCATTACTCTTTCCTAAATCACATCAGGAAGTACCAATGCAGGTTGCTTTCCTGTTTTCACATATTGCCAAAATTCCGAACCTTTCTGCATCAGATAATTAATATCTTCCTGTGCTTCTGTTCTTTCAATCTTGTAGTGTTTGGTTTGCAAATAAACTTCGCCATTGAATTCAGATTTAAGCTGTCCTTTTAATACACAAAAATCTGCTTCCAGCACAGCCATGTAAAAACAGCATTGGCAATAATAATTCATAGGTATCTGGTGATTCCATTTCTCTTTCTGCATAGATTGCAGGATGTTGGTTGTCTTAATCTCTAAAATACCCTTTCTGCCTGTCTCTTTTTCCGTAAGCCATCCGTCCAAAGAAGCCTGCGCCCAAGGATACTTGTCATTCCTGAAGGAATTATTTTCTATGTAATGCTCTTCATACTGTGGGAAATCCAAAGCAAATAATGCTCTAAGATGTTCTTCTGCCTTTGTTCCATACAGTACATATGGTTCATTGGAAATATCCTTCGCCTGAGCTTGTCCTGTCTTTTCCATCCATAAATCAATGTTAGACTTGTACGGATTGCAGCCAACCACAGCACTTATCTCAGAACCGCCTATGCCATTCATACGATTGGCAAGCCATTCTTCCCTGCTATTAAGTACCTTCATTTCAACACTCAACAAATTCACCATCTTTCAATTTGTAAAATGTATCTTCTTTAATATGTTCACCATCCACATATTCTGTTCTTACACACTTAGGAATCCAAATGGCATATTCCTTTTCGGTATATTCATCTGTCCTTACCCATTCGACCAGAGTGATCCAACTGCCAATCTTGGCTTTTGCCCTTGAATTGCATCCTGCTGCCATAACAACTGAATGTTTACCCTTGGATGTTATCTGTGCGCAATCTCCACTTGAACCTATCTTTGCGCAATCTCCACTTGAACCTATCTTTGCGCAATCTCCACTTGAACCTATCTGTGCGTAATTTCCACTTGAACCTATCTTTGCGGAATATCCGCTTGAACCTATCT